TGACAAATATTGTAATGGCTCAATAGTAATGTCCGCCTGTGGCTCAATTCAGATGTCCGCGCTATGGTAAGCTTCACTGGTCCGTTTAAACTACCGGGAGGCATATCATGAGCGCAGAAAGCTCAGGAGTGTTTACTTTGAAAGAGATCAACCGGATCAAGATTATACAGGACGTCATTGAACGTCGCATCACAACGCGCCGTGCGGCCGAGCACCTCGGTATCAGCGACAGGCAATGCCGCAGACTTCTTGCCCGTTACCGTGAAGGCGGACCGCTTGGTATGGCCAGCAGACGATGTGGCATGCGTGGTAACCGCCAGTTGCCACCCGGGCTCGCAGATCAGGCTCTGGAACTGATCAAGACGCGTTATGCTGATTTCGGTCCGACTCTGGCGCGTGAAAAGCTCGAAGAACTCCACGGACTGTTTCTTGGCAAAGAAACTGTCCGGCGCATCATGGTGCGGGCTGGCTTATGGGTTCCCCGTAAACAACGTGCCGCAAGGATCCCTCAACCACGGTACCGGCGTCCGTGTACTGGTGAGCTGATACAAATAGATGGCTGTGATCACGACTGGTTTGAAGGCCGTGGCCCGGCCTGCACCGCGCTGGTCTATGTTGATGATGCAACCAGCAAACTGATGGAACTGTTGTTTGTTAAATCGGAGTCCACGTTTTCTTACTTCGAAGCCACGCGGCGCTATATCGATAAGCATGGTAAACCGCTGGCACTGTACAGCGATAAAGCCGGTGTTTTTCGTGTTAACAATAAACACGCCACAGGCGGAGACGGGCATACTCAGTTTGGGCGAGCCATGCATGAACTGAACATCCAGACTATCTGTGCAGAAACCAGTCCCGCCAAAGGGCGTGTAGAACGAGCTCACCTCACTTTACAGGATCGTCTGGTCAAAGAGCTGCGGTTACAGGGCATTTGTTCAATGGAGGCTGCAAATGACTTCGCTGAGGCCTATATGGCTGACTATAACCGCCGTTTTGGCAAAGTACCGCGACATGATTTTGACGTACACCGTGCTGTAGAACATGATGAGGACCTGGGGCTTATTTTCACTGTTCGTGAAAAACGTAAAGTCTCAAAATCGTTGACGATACAATATGATAAAATGTTGTACCTGATTGAAGACAGCGAACTGAGTCGCCGTGCAATAGGTAAATATATCGATGTGTATCACTATCCTGATGGCAGAAAAGAGCTGCGCCTGAACGGTACGCTACTTCCCTACTCTACCTACGACCGACTGTCAGAAATCGACCAGGGCGCGATTGTCGATAACAAGCGTCTTGGCCGAACCCTGGAGTTTATCAGTCTGGTGCAGAGCAAGCGGGATAACACGCGCTCTCAGTCAATTCCCGCTGGAGATGGCCCTTCCCGACGACGGCCAAAGCAGGAAGGGAAGAAATCCCAGCGCTCACTGGATAATGATGACATGCTCGAAGCACTCAAACAGCTTCAGTCACGTTCAGAGGACATTTTTGGTAAAAGAGCCCGCTGATGGTACTCACTGGCCGGACAGTGGTTGCTCACCAGTTGATATTGTCCGGCCAGACCCATGATGTATTATTCATTTCGTTCAGCATCTTTATGTCCTGCTTTTCACGGGCATACTTACCCCATAATGAATGAAAAGAACGAACAATACTGATTAACTGCTTTTTTCTTTGCTCCGGAGATAGGCTGATAAAATAGCAGCACCTGCTGTCAATATTATCCTCAATGAAATTAAAATCAGAGTCTGATGCATATTTTACTGTTAGCATAATATCATTCGACGTTGTTCTCTCAGACTCTGTTAATGCTGATTCTATCAGGTATTCAAAGGCATACATGACAGACAGCTGGTTTTTGTCTGTCTGAATATAACCCATTGAGTTTCTGAGTATTGAGGACTGTACCAGGACCAGAGGCCATAAAAGCTCAACACCATAAAGCTTATATGTATCATGTTGATCATACTGATGTTGCTCAACACGACGATTACCTTCCCGTGCTTTACGAATATCATAGGCAAGGGATAACATAAATCCGTCTTTAACTTTAATCAGTGGGCTTTCATCCACGATGTAATGAATGAGTTCATGTAATTCATTCAGGGCTTCTGAATCTCCCCACAGTATAAAACCTGCATTGTTCGGCGTTAACTCGTATCGAAGCATGGGCTCAATCATCCTGTTGTTTCAGTCGGAGGAAAGTCTATCAGTAAAGAGAATGAGAGATCAAAGTGGTCATTTTAATTGAGCTGGATAACGGACATTTCAATTGAGCCTTGACAAGCGAAATGGCACTCGTTAACGATTTAGCGTGAAGGGTTTATTTGTTGCGGTTTACTGGCGGGAAAGAGGGAAAATGGACTGCATAAATCGTGCATAAAACAGGGCGGTTTTTGCATAGCGTTTTTAACCGATGAACGCCCTGTTTTTGTAAGTTTTCATTGTGCCAGACGCTTTGATCGCCAGGCGTAAACGAAACGCCGTGATGTGACCTGCGCAGGCAGTTCGGAACGTGGGCGCTGTGTGACGTAGCACCAGAAATCTATCAGCGCTTCGCCTGTGTGATGGTTCGGCGCTGCGCCCTGCTTCCAGCCGATGATAGCAGACTTCGACACGTCGAGCTCTCTGGCGATCTCCTGGAGGGGAATGCCGCTGCGCGTGATGTCGTTAATCACCCGGAACCAGTCTGTTTTGAACGTTGCGACAACTGGCATAGGTCACCTCGCAAAACGCGCGCACGCGCGAGCATAGAGAGCGATTTTATTGAGCTTCTGGCGCTCGTTAATCGCCGTGATGGAATCAAATCGTGTTTGCATATCGCTACTCGCTATAAATTACATGTTCGGCCTGTATCCACCTGTAACCACTGTATCCACCATCTTTCTAACCTTTCCCTGAACGACTTATATATATATATGGGGTTCTTAGTAATAAGGTGGATACAGTGGATACAGTGGATACAAACCTTTAAATTCAATTAGTTAAAACGTAACCACCTTTAACATGAGGTGGTTACAGGTGGTTACGCCGCTACCCAAACCTTTAAGACTTTGCCGTCAACACGACGCTGAACACGCTTATAACCGCAATTTTGCAAAACATTACTAATTCGCATTTCTTCACGTTTTCCGATGTGGCTGGGATTTAAGCCAATCGCATCGCGCAGAACGTCGCTAGCGCGTAAAAATTCGCAATTTCGCGGAATGTCGTTAGTCATCAGGTCGGGCGTGTCGAGCCATTTCTCGACCGTTTCAAGCCACGCGTCCTTAATGGTGTACTGCTCGTGGACACTCGCACCGAGCCGCTCAGCATCGCGGAACTGGATGCCACCGAGGCTCTTAAACGTCTCGCGGGCCTCAGCCCACAGCAAAAGCAAGTCGGTTTTTATCGCTTTCACGTCGACTTTCGATACCTCCACGGGAAGCCAGCGACGGTTACCGGTCTTGTCAGCAAGGAATTCGTCCTCGTTGGTGGTACCGACGAATACCAGACGACGCGGGAACTGGGTGGCGAACTCACGATACTTAGGGATCCAGTTCTCATGCGTACGCGTCACGAATGCCTTGATGGATTCCAGCTCTTTGGTATTGAGTCCGCGCAACTCGCCAATCTCCGCTACCAGTCGCCCGCGCATCTTGCGCGCGAGGTCGTCGTCTTTCTCAGCAAAAGAGATCTCGGTGAAGAATGCCGGGTCGGGGCTGAGCGCTTCCACGCCGGAGGATTTCCCGCAGCCCTGCGGACCGACGAGGATTGGCACCATATCGGCTTTAACGCCGGGCTCCAGCACCCTGCCCGCCAGCGCCGTCCACATGTACATGGACACCGCGCGGGTGTATGGCGTGTCGGCGGTACCGAAGTGCGTATGGTAGAAAGATTCGATGCGCGGTACGCCGTCCCACTCCAGCCCGTTCAGCCAGGTAGTCGCCGAGTCGAACGGTTGTTCGTCAGCAGCCAGCAGCACCACGTCGCGGATGAGCTCGCGCCCGACGGGTTTAAAGCCGCGCTTTTCCATCGTGATGCGCAGGCGCGCATAGTCCGGATCGGTGAATGCCTGCCACTGACCGGAGTCTGCTGGCGCGAACATGATTTCGTCGCGGAACTGGTCAAAACGAATATCAATATTCACGAAGTCAGGACGCACTACGGCTTTGGCCGCGTTGCTGATGGTCGACTCGATACGTCCCCATTTGTCACGCTCGAACGCCGGCAGCGGTAACGGTTCAGCCACTTCGGTGCTGGTCAGGTCTTCGAAATCGTCGTTGCGGATCCCGATGGCATTAAGGAAATCGCCGTCGTCGCGGTGTGCGCAGCTGGCGTGCAGGCATTTAAAATGGCCCTGTTCAAACCCCGCTGTACCGCCCGGGAAGTAAACAGTGCTGGTCGGGTCGCCGCCAGTGCTGTGGCCGTCGTCAAACGGGCAGCGGATGTATCGCTCGCCGTTCGCACCATCCAGCAGCGTCCAGCCATTCGCGTCCAGATACTCTGCCGTTTCATCCGTGGCGCCGGGCGTGAAAGTTGAGCGGTCGCGCATCTTCGTGCTGCCCGCTTCGGTGGTGACCGACACAGGCAGATGCTCAGCAAGGCGTTGCCACAGCGTTTCGAGCTGGTCAGCTGTTATGGCCGGAGGGTCGTCCGGCAGGCCGCCGTCCCATTCAATACGTGCGCCGCTGCTGTGCGTACCGCAGGCAACGAATTGTTGGCCGTTGGCCAGCAGCTCGATAATCCCCATATCACCCGCCAGACGGTGGATGCGCTTACGGAAATCACCGTCGACCGCCAGCAGGTACAGGCATTTGTTGCTGTTGGCGCGCCAGCGCCGCGGCGGGAGTTCGCCCAGCAACTGCACCAGCGTTTTGCGAATGTCGGCCTGGATGTCTTCGTCTTCACTGTCGCAGTCCAGCGCCAGCCAGCCATGACCCGTACGCACGCAGATGCCGTAATCCGGTTCTTTTGACCAGCGGGCAAAGTCATGCTCAGTGACAACATGCTCGGTCCACTGAGCAATACCGGTGACCAGGCGGTCGCGGTTGTAGCGGCTCGGCGTCTTGCCCAGCGCTTTCAGTTTACTGTCGGGGGAAATGGCCGCACCGGGGTTGCACACGACTGGCAGCAGCTGGTCAGTACGTCCCAGCACCAGATCGAAGTGGAACCATTCGTCAGGCGTAGCCCCCCAGATCTTTTTCTCTGGCATGGGTTACGCCTTTTTGTCGTTTTGTGGGCCGTGCAGCAGCCAGTTGGGGTCGCAATCAAGCGCAACGGATATTTCAAGAAGATAGCGAGGGCGGGAGATAACACCGCTTTCGATCCTGTTAATGGCCTGCTGACTAACCCCTGTTAGCTCAGCCAGTGTGACCTGCGTCATTTTGAGCTCTTTACGTCGCTCTTTTAATCGGGTAGCCAGAGTCATAGTTGTCACCTCATACAATTTTAGTGGTATTTAGCAACAACCAATGATGTTTGTCAAATACAACAAAAATTGTATTAATAATAGGAGGTCATAATTTCAACTCTTACAAGGTATTAAAAATGTCTCTCGCAGCACGCTTTAAAGCCCGCCGCCTCGAACTGGGAATGACACAAGTAGAAGTCGCAAACTCTGCGGGAGTTAGCCAGCAATCAATTGAGTCAATAGAAAGCGGACGAACCCGTAAGCCACGTAATCTTTTAGACCTGGCTAAAGCTTTGAAGTGCAGCCCGGACTGGCTTCTGAACGGCAAAAACATCATGCCGCTCACGGAAATAAGCACCAGAAGAATCCCGGTTCTTAGTTATGTACAGGCGGGTTGCCTCACTGAAGCAAGGGATGTTACCGATATTACAGGAGAGCTTGAGTATGTTCTGGCTGATTCAGACGTACCTGAAACATGCTTTGCACTTCGCATTGATGGCGACAGTATGCAGCCGGAATTTAAAGAAGGTGATATCGTCATCATCGACCCGGACTTGTGCCCTACCCCAGGAGAGTTCGTGGTTGCCAAGAACGGCGGGCATGAAGCTACCTTTAAAAAATACCGCCCGTTGGGGATTGGTGTTGAGGACTTTGAACTTGTCCCATTAAACCCCGACTATCCGGTATTGCGCAGCGCTGATATGAAATTGCAGATCATCGGTGTAATGATTGAGCACCGTATTTACCGTCGTAAACGTTAAACCTCCCCGCCTTATTAGGAGGGTTGCAGAACCCTCCCATACTTTTCTTGTAAAATCTTACAAACTAAATTCACTTAAATATCAACAATGTGGTATTTGCACACCTCAAAATACCACATTTGTGGTTTACACAATACAACTCAAATTGTAGATTTATACCCACGAAGTAATCGCTCTTTAACAAACCGAACCGCGTGACAGGCAAGCCGCTGCGCTCCTGGCAACAAAATAGCACCCGATGGGATCGAGGTAAGCGCCGAGTCCGTATGCGTACGGTAAGCGTAGAGGACCACACCGCGACGAGCTGATAAGTCACGCAAGTTGAAACGCCCCGACGATGGGGCGTGCAGTGAATTAATCAAAGGCTTCGGGCCTTTTACTAATCCACTGAGAGGGCAATGAATATGACTTACTTCGAATCCGCCGAAGGTGAAACGATCACTAAAAGCCGTGCACTTAATGAGGTTCGTCGTCATGGTGCCTGCGAATCCGAGTTCCTGGCTGAAATGGGCGATACACAATCCTATGACGCTCAGGCAGTTCTGGTCTGGCTCGGTTACTGAATCATCCTTTGCTGTGTGTAGTCTTTGCCCGCCTCCCATGACGGGCTTTTTTATGTCCGAAAGCGCATTCAACACAGTGCGCTCCCCGACATGAAAAGGAGCACCACCGATGAAACCTGAACACCTCCACCGGCTGACGGGGCGCGATGTGCTCCGCTGGCGTCGTAAACACTTCGACATCTTCACCGGTCTGGCCCTCGCTACCGCGTTCGGCCTGGCTATTACCTTCATTCTCCTTGTAGCGAGGACCGCAGTATGAGCCTAGAAACCAGTCTCGAACTTAACAACCAGCTGCTAACGCAGCATAACGCCCTGCTTGAACGTCTTATCACTGCGCTGGCCTCTGGCGTAGCGCTCCGTCCGGACACCGTGGCGCAGGTGCAGGAATACCGCGAAACAGTGACCGAATCCAAACAGGAAAATACTGTTATCCACCAGGTGACTTTGCACGACCTGGAGTTCAGCGACATTATCGCACTGGCTGCATTCTACCCAGACCCGCAGGAGCTCAGCGAAACGATGGTTCAGCGTGTTGTTGATTACCGCGACGCCGAAGGCGATAAGCGAGTGGTGCAAATCGATGCCCTGGACAGTGCACTGCAAGGTGTTAAACGAGCCAATCATCTGAACAAACCGGCATTACTGGATCTGGCGCGTAACGTCCTGCGCTTCTGGGACGATTTACCGACCATTGCAGAACGCCGTAACTTTGCCGAGCGTTTACTGGATGCACCCGCAGACGGGCGCCATGAAGTAAAACCGAAGAAGTCCAGCGGCAAAGATGAAGAACGTACAGGGCCGTTCTATTGCAAGAACGTTGATGGCTCCGCCGCCAGCGAGCTACACACCTTACGCAAGCTGAACGAACTGCTTAAAAAGGGCCATATCGAAATCACCAAAGTTGAATACCTCCAGCTGCAGGAAGATTTTGCGCGTAAAAACGCGGCAAAAGGCGGTACCGAAACGGTTGATGACGCCGGGGATAATGTTGGCGAACAGACCGATTTTGCAGCGCTGCGTAAAAAGGCTGAAGGGTTGATCCTCCAACTGGCGAAAGGTGGTTACCGTGCCGAAGCTGTGGCGATTCTGGAGAAACAGGGTGCCAAAAAACTCGGCGAAGTTGCTGACGAGAACCTCGCAGACGTGATCGCACAGGCTGAAAAAGCACTGGAGGGTTAATCATGCCAGACGTTCATGCACGACTTTCCCCGTCTTCAGCGCATCGGTGGATGCGCTGCCCCGGTAGTCTGGCGCTGGAGGCCACACAACCGGATAAAAGCTCCTCATTCGCAGAAGAAGGTACCGCTGCGCATGCACTTGCTGAAAAGGTGCTGCGCAACCGCCAGAGCCACCCGGAACACTATGCAGGTTGCAATGTCGCTATGTTCCTCGGCTCTTATCCTCTTGCTGAGCACCCGGATGATACTTCCGGCCCACAGGT